GCCTGCTGGATGGTCACACGCTCACGGAGCTTGCCGGCGTCAATCATGTGCCATACAGGACCAGGGTGTATGTGCCGGTGCCTGCCAGCGTGCGGACCCGGTAACCAGTTGTGCTTGAGCGAAACGATTGCGGGATATCGTTCACGCAAACGTTTCCGCTGCTGCGGCCAGCGCTCAACTCAGGAGACGCAGAAACGGCAAATAGCCCTTCGGCCCCCACGCACTGGAACGCTGCCCGCTGGGCCGACGTGAACGCCACGACGTTGCCGTCAGCCCCGCGATACGACGAGATGCTCAGCGTCTGCTGGGCCGTGCCAACGGTGCCTGACGCCACGGCGACAACGCCGGTGGCGTACTCGCTTGATCCCTCAAGCGACACGACCTTTAGCGACGTAGTGCCATCGGTGTCGTGAAACAGAACGTCCACGTTGATGCGTCCGTTAAGCGACATTAGCGGTAGCTCCCCCAGCGGTGTGCGTCGAGCAGGGCCTTTACGCCGAGCGGCACCTCAGACATGCCAGGTGCCACCGCAGTGCGGTGCTCGTACAGGTGCGAAACAACCATCAGCATGGCCGACCGAATCGCCGCCGGCACGCTGGTGCCATCGGCCCCGTAGCCGCCCCACCACGTCACGCTGATGCTGTTGTCGTCGATCAGGTGAGCGGGCCAGGTCTGGCCATACAGCGTTTTCACCGCCCCTGGCGTGGCGTTGCGATCTACTCGGTAGTTAGCCGTGCTGTACGTAGCGGTCGCCCCGCTCTCCAGCGTGTAGGTGAGCACGACGGCCGTGGTGGTCCCGGCCTGGGCCATCGGTGGCCGAGGCAGCTCAACGTCGGCCGTGCCGCTCGGCGGAAACGCATCGGCCCGCATGGCCCACTGGGTATGCACCAGCGTGCGGTCCAGGTATTCCTCGCAGAACTCGCGGGCTGCCTTGACGATGGCACCGATCAAGGCATCGTCGTCGGACACGTCTACACGCAGGTGGGCCTTGGCCTCTGCGAGCGTGACCGGCTCAACGGCCGGCTGCGTCTGGCGTGTCAGGCTTCGGTACTGCACGGCGTCCTCGTCTGCGTGGGGTGGCGTCGGCCGTCTCGGCCTGGTGCTCGATGGCGGCCGTCTCGATCAGCGTGGTCTGGTTGTCCTCAACCGCGAGCCGCTGGGCGAGCAGCTGCGTGGCGAGCCCGCCAGGGATATCCACAACCTGCCCGGTGCGGTAGCCACGCCACGGACGGACAAACCTAAGTTTCTTCATTCAGGGGCACTCCATGCAGACTCAGGCGGCTTTTGCGTCTGGGTGTACTGGTTGGCCCACTGAAAGACAGGCTGGCTCAAATCCTTGCCGGGCCACGTCACGACGTACTCGCCGTGGCCGATGCACACCCGTGGGGTCACGTAGACCTTATTGCCACTCTCACGCCAGTTCGACCAGAAGTAGATATCGGGGTCGCGCCGCCCGTCGTTCCATGAGCCGTCCGGGCTTGGCTTGCTCCAGAACCACGGCTTCTTGGCCCGCTTCAGTGCGGATGTCGACAGGATGGTGCAGCCGAAGTGGGCGGTGTCGACTTCTTGCACCGGTGCACCAAACCATTCCTTCGGCACGGACGTGGTGCCGCCCTCGGGCGGATTGTCTAGGCAGCCCTTCAGCGTCAGCATTGGGCGGCCGTCTTCCCTCTTTGTCTGCAACGGCGCTAGGGCGTCGCACTGGAACGTGAGAGCCAGGGCGAACAAATGTTCGATATCAGCTTGGGAGAAAAAACTGTCGTAATCAATGAGCAACAAATATTCACATTTGTTGATGAACTGCTCAAAGACCCGCGTGTTTACTTGGTCCCAAAACACGCCGGTGCCCATCGTCGGCCGGATGCCCAGCGGCATCAGCGCCTGCGCCCACGCAAAGTGATTTGCGGTGAAGCTCAGCCGAGGCATCGACAGGCACGCCTCGACCCGAATATCTACCTCGCTACTGCCCACCCGAACGATCATGCGTGCCTCGCAAAAAGAGAGCGGGCGGCCCTTATCCAGAGCCGCCCGCTCAGCGTTGCACAGGTGTCAAGCCGTCAGGCTCACGCACCCTTGAGGGCGATCACCGGGCCGGCAACCGTGTCGCTGCCCAGCGTGTGCCACGAGATCGCCACGCGGGCGGTCGCACGCAGCACGGTCTGGTCGCTCAGGAACGCGACCTGATCGCTCGAGGCAAGCTCGATGCCCTGGCGGATGCCGAAGATCGCCGCGTTGGCGAGGTTGGCATACAGGGCCATCACGTTGCCCGTCTGGTCGCCGGCAGCCGGCATCTCGTCGGTCAGCACCACGGGCTTGCCCATGAAGGTCAGGCCCAAACCCTGCGTCAGGCCGACCGAACCGCCCTGGGCGGCGTCGAGGGCCTGCATGCAGTCCGCGAAGAAGTACGGCGACACGTACCACTTCGCACCGTTCTGGCTGTGAGACGGCATGGTGGCCATCATCCGCAGCAGGTTGGCCTTGGTGATCTCGTCCGGGGTGTCGCCGGCACCGGTCACGAGGCTGGCGGCGTAGGTCGCCGACGAGCCCGCGAGGATGCCGTTCGCCGTCAGGATGCCAGCCACGCTCGGAGCGGAGCCGCTGTTGCCGTTGAAGGCGATGTTTTCGATCGCGTTCGTCAGCGTCAGGGCCAGCTCGGCCGCAATCCAGTCGGAGTAACCGGCCGGGTTGGCGGCGTCGCTCAGCAGCTCGTTGGAAACCTTGGTGGCCGCCGTGACCTTCTTCGCCGTCAGCGTGACCTGGGTGCTGGTCGGGTCGCTGTCGGTAATGGCCACGTTCTCGCTGATCCAGTACGCGGTGGCACCGGCCGTCCGCTTCGGGACCAGCACGACGTCACTGGGCATCGGGATGTTCAACGCGTTGGAAGCAAACGCCGAGTTCTCCGTGACCAGCCGCAGCACGGTGTCCGACAGGATGTCGGGCACGAACGCCGCACCGGTGGTCGAACCGGTCGAACCCTGAGCACGGGTCTCGATGCCGGCGTCGTCGCACCACCGCTTGGCCTCGGAGTCACGCAGAAGCGACGCACGCAGCCACATGCCGGCCTTGTACGCCTCCTCGTGCGACCGGAACGCCTTGAGCTTGCCGGTGTACGGCATGGGCCGGATGACGGCCTTGGGCTCATCGGCACGCACCTCGGGGGCCGGGGTGCAACGGTCGACGACCGACCGCAGGCTCTTGGCCGACTCGACCACCGACTTCTCAAAGTCGATCTTCTTGGCGAGCTTGGCCGCGTCAGCGGTCAGCGTCTCGAGCTCGAGGTCACGGGCAGCGATCGCGTCGGCATCGCCTTCAACGGCACGCACGGCGTCGATCCGGTTGGCGAGGGCAGCCGCCTCGTCCTGAAGCTTCTTGAGGTTGTCCAAGGTGCGAATCTCCTGCGGCGGTATTGCCGATGGAGTTCACGCTAGGACTTGGGACCGGGTGTCTTGCAGAACCGAACTTTGGAAAGTGTTGTTTTCACAAACGCCACAGCACGAGCACCGCACCGCGGGCAGCGTAGATACCGCTGCCGCTCGTCACCGCACGGGCGGCTCGACCGGCACCGCAGTCGCTCGCCGCAGGTGCAGCGTGGTTCAGACACGGCGAAGCCTCAACGATGCGGCAGCAGCAGCGTCACGGGCCAGGGAACGCACCGCCTTTTTCAGTTCCGGCTCAGCATCAGCATCGGCTTGGATCGCGGCAGCCTGCGATGCCAGCCACGCCTCGTAGGACCGCTGAGCCACGACAGCCGAGGTGGCGCTGCCATACGCCGGCACGTTCACGGGGCCGACCTCGTATAGGCCAGATGCCTCGACGATCTCGCGGATGGCTTTGCCGCCTTCGTCAGTCGTGAACCGCTCGCCCTTCTGCGACACCGTAAAGGCAAACGAGCTGCCCCGCAGATTCCGAGAACGCACCAGGGCCAGCACGTCACGCCCGGCCGACGTATCCGGCGGCTCCACCACGTACGAGATCCCGCGATCGTCGGCAATGATCTCCAGCGTGCCGGCCGACTCGCGTCCCAGCAGCATGTCGCTGTTGTGGTTGTAGTAGCTCAGGATCTCGCCTTTGCCCCGCTGGCGGCTCAGCACCTTGTCGAATGCACCAGGCAGGATTCGCTCGCGGAAGCCGCCGAGGTCAAGGGACAGCCGGTTGTACGGCACCGCCAGGCCCCGTATCGCCTCGCGCCCACTGGCACGGGTCTCAATGACAAGCTCGCACTCAGGTGCCTCGTCAACGGTCAGGCAGCGGCGTTCAAGTTCCATCAGTCTGGTCCTCCTCTTCGGCCATGTCTTCGGCGTCGTCTTCTGGGCTGTCTTCGGC